GAGATTGCCGCCTACTACCAGCGCCGCGAACAGATCATCCTCACCCGCGCCCGCGAGCTGACGAACCGGCCGGCCGAAAAGCCCGCCGATAAACCGGCGGAGAAAGACGACAAATTCGACCTCTTCGGCGACCCCAAGGGCTCGATTGAGCGGACCGTGAAGCCGCTCGTCGCCAACGCCGCCGATCAGGCGATGCGCTCGATTGCCCCGGCGCTCGTCAATTCGTGCAAGATCGCGATGGCGTCCAATCATAAGGACTGGGGGCGCTGGGCGACGGAGGTCGAGTCGATGATGTCGGGTTTTACCGAAGACCGCTTGACGGATCCGGGCAACTGGGAGATCGCCTACCGCCAGGTCAAGGGCCTCCATGCCGACGAACTGGCCGTCGAGGCCGCGACCGAAGCCCGCAAGAAAGTCGAGAACCCGGTGGAAAAATCCACCCCCAAGGGGGCCGATGCCCCGAAACCGCGCGTGCTCTCGGATGAAGAGAAAGGCATCGCGCGCAAATTCGATTTGACCGACGACCGCTACCGGGAAGCGGCCGCCCGCTATGAAGACACCGAGGGGGCCCTGCCCCTGACGTTCGATTCCCGCAAGCCCCGCAAACGTCCCGTTCCCCCAGGAAAGGCCGGCTGATGCCAGAACCGCAGGAGCCCGCCTTCAAACCCATGACCGACGAGGAACGTCGGCGCCGCTATGAGGAACTCCGCCGACGCTCGAGCTTGAGTCGGATTTACGCCCGGCACCGCAATCCCGACATGTATGTGAAATGGGCCCGCGACGACCGTTATGACCGCGCGCTCCACAAGCATCTCGGCTTTGAAATCGTGCACGAAGATCCGAAAAAGCCCGAAGCGCGACGCCTGATCGATACCGTGGTCCCGATCTCGGACGACGGGTTCTATCGGACCGGGGATGTTATCCTGGTCCAGATCCCGCGGATCGATTACGAGTTCTATTGCCAGATGAATGTGGAAGAGTCCCGCCGGATGGTCAATGCCGGTAAAGAGGGATTCAAGTCCGACGCCGCCAAACTCGGGATTCCCGTCTTTGAGCGCGACAAGGCCGGCCACATCATCCATTCGTAAGTCTCGACAACCTTTTTTGCTGACAGGAGGCCGTGAATGGCCGGAACCAATACGGCGGCGCAGCCCATCACCGTATTCAAGGTGATCGGGGGACCGGGCGACGCGCTGCCCCTATCGATGCGATTGCCGCAGGCGGCTCTGCAAACGCTGGCGTTTGGCACCATCGTCCAGATTGTGGCGGGTTTTGTCCAGGCCGCCGGCACGATTGCGGCACCGACGCTCTTGGCCGGCGTCTCGTCGCAGGCGGGCGATAACCTCGCGACCGCCGGCACGGCGCCCTTTGGCGGCTCCTCGATCATCTATGGCCGCGTCCCCAACCAGCCCGCCGCCGTCAACATCCCCATCGGGGCGCCGCCGATGGATGGGACCCTCGGGGTCATTCTGGCCTCCGATAGCACGATCTTTGACGCGGTGACCGACGCGGCGCACGTGCTGGCGGCGACGGATGTCGGCTCGGTTTTCGGCCTCACCAAGGATGCGACCACGGGCCAGTGGTTTGTCGATACGACCATCACCACCCCGGCCACGGGGGCCTGCGCGGAGGTGACCGAGTTGATCGATCCCATCGGGGTCGGCGCCTTTGGCGTCGGCACGACCGGGGGCCGGGTGGCCTGGCGGTTCACCCGCCCCTGTCAACAGTTGTTCCAATAGGGAGCGAGCATGGCGACAACACGCGGACAATTTGCACAGTTACTGGCGCCGGGCCTGCACAACATCATCTACGAAGACCTCGACGCCCAGCCGGAAGAGTATTCCCAGATCGCCAACGTCGGCCCGTCGTCCCGAGCGTACGAAGAAGAGATCCTCATGGCCGGTCTGGGGGCCGTGCCGACCAAACCCGAAGGCGAAGTCTTGAAGATGGACGACCCGATCCAGGGTGGTTCGTTCCGGCTGACGCATCAATCCTACGCGCTGGGGTTCCAGGTCACGCGCGAAGCGTATTCCGACGACCTCTACGGCAAGATCAAGCAGGTCGGCAGCGATTTCTCCTCCTCCATCAAACAAACCATCGAGGCGACGTTCGCCAATGTGCTGAACAACGGTTTTACCGCCACGACGGGCACCTTGACCGTCGATGGCGTCACACTCTTCAATACCGCTCACCCACTGCTTGGTGGCGGCACCTACTCCAACCGGGCCGCCACCGATATTTCGCTCTCGATCTCGGGCATGCAGGAAGTGGTGCTCCTGGCCGAGAAGAGCGTGAATGAGCGCGGATTGATCAAGCGGCTGATGCTGACGACGCTCGTCATCCCGCCGGATCTGCAGTTCATCGCCGGCGAGATCTTGAATTCGGCCTACAAACCCCAAACCGGCGATAACGACGTGAACGTGATGCAGGGGCGGGTCGAGCCGGTGATGAACCACTATCTCACCTCGAAGACGGCGTGGTTTGCCACGGCCGAAAAGAGCCGGCACCATCTGCAGTTCTTCTGGAGAGAGCAGCCGGCCTTCGATAATCAGGATGACTTTTTCACGAAGGGCGCGAATTTCAGCACCTTTTTTAGATTTAGCACCGGGGCGTGGTACTGGCACGGGGCGTTCGGGTCGAAAGGAGCATAACCATGGCGGACTGGGCAGTTCCGAATCCCTCTTCAAAAACGGCGAATGCCTTCATCTCCAACGCCTCGACCGCTGCCGCCACCGCCGTGCCCATGCAGATCTATAAACCGGCCGGGCCGATCAATGTTCCCGCCAACTACGCCATGTACATTGCCACGATCCAGTGCACGAATACCGCCGCGACGGCCACGGCCGTGCAGTTGAAGGATGGGACGGCGATTGTGGCCACGATTCCCTGCCCGGCATCCGGCGGCTCGGTGGTCCCGCTGTTTCCGCAGCCGTTTATTCCGCCGCTGCGGATTTCACTGGGCGTGACGCCGACCCTGACCGCCCTGGCGGCGACGACGACGTTGTATTTGTTCATGTCCGGATATCTGGATCTGCGCTAGGAAAGACGGATGGCCAATCAATTGTCGACCAATCCGTGGTCCATCGACACGCCGTCGGCGACGCCGCTCTATCTGGGCAATATGCCGCACGTCCAGATCGAGTGGATCGATTACAGTTCCGCGACGACCAGCGATGTGGTGGAAGTGCAGAACCGATATGGCCGCACGATTGCGTTTTTGACGGCCGACAGCGATTTCACGACCGTCCGCACGGGCCGGATGGGGTGGGTGTATGGGGTGCTGGTGCCGCTGACGACGACCAATAGCGCGGGCACCTCGGTACCGAATCTGGCGCACGGCCGCCTCTTGATCTATTTCGAGTAGCGTCGAGTCGGTTCCATGGCGACACAAACCACGGTGACCGGACTGATTACCGATGCCGGGGGCAATCCCGCCACGTCCGGCACCGTGACCTTCAAGATCGTTCCGCAATCCAACGGGGTGGTCTTTCGGATCGCGGGCACCAATGTCATCGCCCCGGAGCAGGTCGTCGGCGGCATTTCCTCCTCGGGGCAACTCCTGAATCAGAACTTGACGGGACCCTTGCTCGTCTGGGGCAATCCCGCGATCCTTCCCGCCAACACCACGTATAACATCGTGATCGCGCCCAACAACGTCGTGAGTGCCGATGTGCAGGGCGTTCTGATTGTCGGAACCACGTACGATCTCTCCAACATCCAGTTCGCGCCGATCACGGACCTGGTGCCGCAGCAGGCCTCGATCGTCGCGAATCCTTTTCAGACCAACATCCTTCCGTCCGCGGGACACGTCTTCAATATCGGCTCGCAGCAGCTCCCGTACGCCAACATCTTCGCCGACAACATTACCGCCGCGAGCATCACCGGCACCTTGATCACCCCCGCTTTCCCGTTTGCCAGTCTTCCGGCGATACCGCCATCGGCCCAGGGGACCGTCGCCACGGTGACCGACACGACCGGCGGACTCTATCTGAACAGCGGCACGCAGTGGGTGAAAGTGTTCCCCCTCATCAACGTGAAGGATGCCCCCTTCAACGCCAGAGGGGACGGAACGCATGACGATACGGCGGCGATCCAGGCGGCCTACACGGCGGCGGCGGCGGCCAATACCTCCGCCTTCGTCGGCGGCGCCACGGTCTACTTTCCCCCGGGGATGTACAAGACCACGTCCCAGATTACCCAGACGGGAAACAACATCTACACCCAAGGGGCGGGTATCGGGGCGACCCAATGGCTATTCTTGCCTACGGCCAACGGTACTTGTTTTCAGGTCTCTCGCCCGAACGATTCCGATAACACCTTTGGCGGGATTTCCGGAATCTCGTTTTATTCCACCGATACGGCCTTTGTGAAAACGGCGCTGAATCTCGTCGCGGTCGCTCAATTCAAGGTCGAAGATGTCGCGATCACCGGAACGGCGACAGATACGCCGGGCGGTGCGTTCTACTGGGGCGATACGACAAAAGCGTCCATCGGCATCCAGACGAATGGTCACCAGGCCATCCACTTGAACCGGGTCACGGTTTGGGCCAATCGCCCGATCCTGCTCGGTAAAGATCCGTTCGTCAATAGTAACGACACGGACCTCTTCAACTTCGAGAACCTGTTTCTCGTCGGCGGCAACGCCCACCCCGTTATCGAAGCGCAGCAGGAAATCGTGGCCGGCAGCATCTTCTTTGGAGGTTATAACGACTGGATCGGTGGTGTCGACGCGTTCAAATGGATATCGACCGGCGTCGGACCTGGTCCGCACACGCGACCGACCATCCGGTTCGATAATTGCCGCTGGGAATCCGGTCAGGCTGGACATCATTTCAATATCCAGGCCAGTGGCGGCGACATGATTTTTGATCTCACCCTCCGGAACTGTGTGGCGGAAAGCGGTTGCCCGAACGGGATTCTGCTGCGGAACGTTCGGGGCTGCATGATCGACACCTACCGTTTCTTTGGCACGAGCGGCATCGCCGTGGATGTGGACAGTTCCTGCCAGGGTTTGGTGTTTCTGGGTTGCGCATTCACCGAACAGGGCGCGACGATGAGCACCACCGGATTCCAGAACTTCCTGAATTTCAACAAGGTGCTGGGAAATCTCGGTATCGGCACGTTTGACGCAGCGAATGGCAACAGCGTTTTCGGCGGCTTGCATTTACCCAATCTTGCCACGATTAACGGTGTAGCGACGGACAGCACGTCGAAGCGGCTGCTGTTCCTCTCGAATACCAATACCGTTCAAATCGATGCCGATGCGATGGGAACGGTATGCGGCGGCGCTCTGACGGCATCCGGAACGTTGACGTCCACCGGCGCTCTGACCGCTTCCAGCACGCTCTCGGTCACGGGTGTCGCCGCCATGAACAACAATGTGACGGTGGCTGGCAATCTGAGCGTCGGCTCGGGTGGGACTCTCACGGCGAATGGACCGGCAGTGCTGAGCGGTTCGGTCAATGCCACCGGCACGGTGACCGTGAGCGGTAGTTTTACGGCGACGGCTCAGGCCAACTTGAACAGCAATGTGGTCGTGGGCGGGCCGACGAACATCAATAATCGCCTTCTGACCATGCAGGGCAGTGATGTCGCTTCCGCCGCGACCATCACCCTGGGCACCGGGAATGTGTTTCAAATCACCGGGACGACCCAGATCAACAACATCGTCACCACCAATTGGTCCAGCGGCTCGATCATCATCCTGCTGTTTCAATCGGCCTTGACGCTCGGGCATGCGGTGGGTGCCGTTGCCGGGGAGTTGTTTCTGCGCGGAGCGGCAAATCTGGCGGTCGCGGCGGGCACGACGCATTCCTTCGCCCTGATCAACAGCATTTGGTATCAGGTGGACTGATGGCGACACAGACCACGGTCACGGCCACGATTACCGATGCCGGTGGTAACCTCGCCAGCAGCGGCACCGCCACCTTCCGGCTCATTCCGCCACAATCCAATATCAGCGCGATTGCCTTTCGGGTGGCGGGTACGAATATTCTTGCCCCGCAGCAGGTCATCGGCGGCATTTCTTCTTCCGGCCAATTGTTGAATCAGAGTCTCAGTGGACCGCTGTTGGTCTGGGGAAATCCCGCCATCCTTCCGGCCAACACGACCTACGAAGTGATTATTGCTCCGAACAATGTGGTGACCTCCGACATCCAAGGTGTTCTGATTTTTGGAACCAGCTACGATCTGTCCAATATCCAATTCGCTCCGATCACCGATCTGGTTCCGCAACAAGTCGGCATCGTTGCGAGCCCTTTCCAGACCAACATCCTTCCGGTCGCCGGTCACGTCTTCAACATCGGCTCGCAGCAGTTGCCCTACGCCAATATCTTCGCCGACAATATTACGGCTGCGAGCATCACCGGCACCGTCATTCCCATTGCGCCGGGCTATCCGCTCGCCAGTCTGCCGCTGATCCCGCCGTCGGTTCAGGGCACGCTCGCGTTGGTCACCGATACCAGCGGCGGACTTTATTTGAACAGCGGGACGCAATGGGTGAAGATCTTTCCCTGGATCAACGTGAAGGACGCTCCCTTCAATGCCACCGGTAACGGGACGACCGATGACACGGTGGCAGCACGAACGGCATTGCAGGCGGGAGTATCCGGACCGACCGGCAATCCAGTCTTTTTTCCGAAGGGGACTTACAAAATTACGTCTTCGATTACGATCGGTTCGAGCTAAGGAGCCCCATGCTGGTACTGGATCGATTAAGCGACATCCTTCGCTGGCAAGGCGACGAGGAGTTAGAGCGGGGACCGCAAGCCGCGTTTGAGGCGGCACGGGATCGCCGCGATCACCGGCGGTTCCGCATCGGGGAAGCCGGACGCCGTCAGTCCCTCTCGTCGGTGTGCGGAGCGGCCGTCCGGGCAGTGGCCGAAGCGAAGCATCTCCACGCCTCCAACGATCGCAAGGTGATCTATCCCGGCTGGTTTGGAAAAATCGCGCCCCACGTGGATATGTCCGGCATCATCCAACAAGCCGTGGATGCGTCGATGGCGGCCCCTTCCGTGCTTCCGGTCGTGTTCCCGGCACAGCCCTTCGCGCTTCAGGTGAATCATCCGATTCAGCTGGTCAACCCGCTGAGTCTTGCGGATGCGGGAGGACCGATGATTCTCGGCTCCGGACGGAACGCGACCGTATTCGACAATCAAGTCGCCGGCACGTCGACTGCGCTGGCGGCGATGTTCGAAATCCACTCGACGGCCGGACTGAACACGTTTCTGCGCGGGGGACACCTCCGGGACTTCAGTATTACGACGACCACCAACCCGGTGTTCTCCCATGGGATTCGGATTCGCGCATGGTGGCAATCGCATATCGAGAATGTGCAGATCGTCGGGATGAGCGGTTCCGGCTTTGTCAGCGACTGCCAGGTTGGCGATGCGGACGGCTCGACGGAAACGCTCATCGACAACTGCTGGTTTGTCCAGAATGGCCGGTTTGGGATCGAGACGACGAACGGAACGCCTCAAGCCGTTGAAATAAGTTGGCCCGTCCTCCGAGGCACCTACTGCATGCAGAACGTGCTTGGCGGGATGAGTATCCGTGCGCTCGGTCTGCTCTGCGACAACAGCGCGTTTGCGCTCAACTGTCTGGCGGTGGCTGGGGTGATGAACCCGGCAGCGACGGGGGGCGTGCAGATGCGTGTCGATCATGACGCGACCGATACGTCCCTCCGGGACATGATCTTCCGTTCCTGTGACTTCGAAAACAATGGGATCGGTGGGCTCGATATCCAAAGCTGTATCGAGGGCATGGTCGATGACACGGACTTCCTCTACACCCAAGCCGCGGTGCCGACCGGCACCACGAACACGTTCGGGATACGCTTTGGATCCATCACGCCGGGTCTAGTCCAAAACGTTTTCGACATCGAGGTGACTCACAGCGTGGTCCGCGTCGATGCGGCCAACTATACTCAGTTTGTGTTTGGAAGAAACTCGCAGTATTGCGAGGTGCGGGACACGTTTTGGGGTCTGTTGAGTGGTGCGGGCGCGCAGCGGTTCAACTTCAACTTTACGGCCACGAATGACCCGAACAACTTTTCCCTCATCCCGCAGATTGAGGATGATGGGGTGCCCTGGCCCCGGGTGGAGTCCAACAACACCAATAACGCGGCGGCGAGCGGGGCGACGCCGAATCCCTACACTCCGAACGCCATCAAATTCACCAATCATTTTATCTACATCACCACTCCCGGAAATTTCACCATCAATAACCCGGTGACGAGTAACAACACATTCACGGGTGTTCGGATTCTCTTTGAAATCATCAATGCCACGTCGCCGACGCAAAATATTTTTGTGCAGTGGGGAACCCAGTACCTTCTGCGCGGCTACACCGACCCCAATCCCTCCGGTATTGGCGGTATCGGCGGGCAGGACCTGTACAGAATCGTGGAGTTCGTCTTCGACAATGTGACCGGATGGAAGCAGGTTGCCGCCAGCCATGCCGTTTCGACCATTCAGGTGAACAATCCGGCCTATAGTGCGAATCCGATTCCCGCCAACAGTACGGCCACTTGGACCGCCACGTTCCCGGGTGCGGCGTTGAATGATGCCGTTCTGGCCACACCTCTCACGGGTACGGGGCTGGGTGCGGGTTTAACGTGGTCCTCATGGATCAGCGGCGCGGGCTCGGTCACGGTAATTGTGGCCAACTGCACCACGGCCCCGATTACTCCGAATCCGATCAATTGGCGGCTGACGCTGGCGAAGCCATGATCACGCTTCACGCGATCGCCCTCGTCTTCGCGGTCATCCGGATGGTCGAACTGGTCACCGTTGACACGCTGTTCGCGCCCCTCCGCGAACGCTGGCCGAAATTATGGGCCTGTCCGCGCTGCGTCTCGGTCTGGGCCGGAATGGTGGCAACGGCGCTCTACATCGGGTTTCCGTACGGCAACTGGCCCTTCGCCCTCTCGATGCTCTACATCCTCTACAATATCGGCATGGCGCGCCTCGCCACGTCGTCCTTGATCCAGGGCCGGGGGATCGTCATCGACATCGATGCCAAAGGGGATGCGCGGCTGGTGCGCGCGGATCTCCCGCCGCCGGAACTCGCCTTGACGATGCGCAAGATCGCCGAGGCGCTGGAGAGGAGTTGAAGCGATGCCCAGACATCGGGGTCTCTACATGCAGCAATGGCATGCCTGCGACCGCTGCGGGTTCATCTTCCCCATCGGGCAGTTGATGATGCAGAAAGGCATGCTCCTCGATTCCAAGTGTGTCGATGTGCTCGATGTGGAATACCGCCCCAAGATCATCGCCGAAGCTCTCGCGGACACTCAAGAAACCCAAAACGAATATGAAAACACCCAATCCGATCCGGCTACGATTGAATTTATTTTACTTCTGCCGCTTGGGGTAAAGATTGCGCATTTGATTATGGCAGGCCTTGCAATGTGGCATGTTTAGATCACGATGTCGGCTGTTATGTCGAATTGGATTCCATGGGAATAAGGTTCTCGGTTTGATTTCGTGACACCGCGTGCATTCTTTATGGGTGTTATTACGAAACGTCTTGATGAAATGATGCTTGATGTGATCTATCCGAAGCATCACTTTGAGATTCTCTGGAGAATTGTTGAGTTTGTCACCGTCAATGTGATGGACAATCTCCGAAGCTTTTAGGGGTCTGCCAAGAACTTGTTGCATGACGAGGCGGTGTTCAAAAATGACGACGCCATCAATGAAAAAAGCCTTATATCCCTGCGCAGTGATATGACCAGAGCCGTTGGGTCTCCGTTTATATGTGGTCGGCGAACCGTTCCGTTGCATTATTTTGTAGTGGTTGTCGCAAAGCTGATGCTTTCTGGTAACGATAGGCTTGCCGCAGCCATCAATTCGACATGGAGACATATGGACATTCTGGCGTCTAAGGTCGTAATTGTCCATGTTATTTAGATGGCGACGATAGCGGACCGCGTGCCGATCGTCGCGTCCCTCTTGGGGGGCCGTACCGATCAGAACACGAACATCTCCAACTGGATCCTGAACAGTTACCGGGATGTGGCCTCCGCCGTCCCCTTCGAGGAACTCGAGCTCACGCAGACGACGCTGTCCGTCGCGAACATCAATACGGTGCCCTATCCGTTCGATGCGCGCGGGATCAAATTCATCACGCTGGGTTTTCCGGCCGCCAATCCCACCTCGTTCCGGCCGCTGTGGAAACGCAATGTCGGCATTCTCGACCGCTACGCCCCCACGCCCACGGGCGTTCCGGCGATCTGGGCACCGTTTAACAATCAAATCCTGCTGGCGCAAACGCCGGACAACAATTATCCGTTGATCATCCGCTACTGGCAGAAGGTTGTGCCCGATCCCCTCATCCAGAACAATACCGTGCTGAAGGTGCCGGACGACTGGCTCGAGATCATCGACTACGCGGCCCAGGAGCGCGGGCTGATCGATTTTCAGGATATGCAGAAGGCGAATGATATTCATATTTTGCTGTGGGGGGATCCGGCGAATCGCAAGAAAAATCCCGGCTTGATCCGGTCGCGTCTGACCCGCATTCAAGCCGAATACATGGGTGCTTCCTATGGCTTCCGCCCGAGAATCTACCGGTTCTCGCATGTCAAATAATCGTCCGCTTCCAGGGTTTTACGGACATGGCTGAACTTCGCAGCCAGGCGCGTCTTCAGACGCAACTTATATTATTTCAGCCGGGAGGGCTTTCAGCGATGCTCACGATCGGACAACCGGTGCAGGGGGGAACGCCGCAGGGCATCTTGTTTGTCGATGCGAGCGGGAATCTGGCCGAGGACGCGCCGGCATTCATCTATCAACCGACGACGAAGATATTGACGGTGAATCAGGTGACGGTGACCGGAGTGGTGACGGCATCCGGGCTGATCACCGCCAATGGGGGGATCAGTGTAACCGGGACCGTGACCGCGTCCGGATTGATCACGGCGAATGCGGGGCTCTCGACGACGACGGTGGCGGCGACGGGCAATATCTCGACCACCGCCACGCTGAGTGCGGCGACGATTACCGATACGGGACTGACGTCCGGTTCGGTCCCTTTTATTGATGCCTCCCACAATCTGGCCCAGAACAATGCCGCCTTCTTCTGGGACGCGACCAATGCGCGGGTGGGGATCGGGGGGAATGCGCCGGCCGTGAAACTGGATGTGACGAGTGGGGATAATGTCGCTGCGACGAATATCGCGACGTTTTATTCGAACAATCGGACGACGGGTGGCGTCGCGATCGGTTACCAGGAAATCCGGCAGGTGGTGGCGAGTGCGCCTCTAAATATCAATCCAGGGTTGCCGAGCGGGAATCTGAATCTGGGACCCGGGACGAATAACTATGTGTTCATTGCCGGTGGGGGTGCGTTTGTCGGGGTGAATATGGGGGGAGGGCACAATCCGGCGGCCCCGTTTGTGGTATCGAATTTAGGAAATGAAGGGCTGGAAATGAATCCGACGGGCGGGAACGTGACGTTGCAAACGTACAACCGGACGACGGTGGCGTATGCGCCGCTGCTGCTGAGCGCGTCGACGATCCGTTTAGAGATTGCGGGCACGGACAAGGCGATCCTGGATGGATCGGGACGGTGGGGCATCGGGACCATATCCCCGACCTCGCCATTGCATGTGGTGGGGCTGCCGACGTTTGCGAATAACGCCGCGGCAGTGGCGGGTGGATTGACCGCCGGAGCGTTTTACCATACGGGGCTGGACCCAGACGAGGTCGCAGTCGTGCACTGATATGGAACTGACGCTGGACGAAAAGGAATTCCTGAAGAATCTTCTCAGCCAAATCCAGATCCGGCCCGCACAACCGGATGCGGAGCAGGTGGTCGAGATGGTGCACGCGATCCTGGGGAAACTGAATGGCGTTTGAGCTGTTCGTGAACAATGACAATCTCGTGTCGCTGCTGGGTCTGACGGATGTCCAGACAGGCATGGTGGTGAATACGGCGACGGTCCAGGTGACGCTCCGGGACACGCTGAACCGCGTCATCACGGGACCGATCACGATGCCGCATGTCCCGACATCGAGCGGGAATTACCAGGCGGTGATTCCGGCAACGACGGGCATTGTGGCGGGCCAGAGCTACCGGGCGACCATCACGGCCACCGGGACGGGCACGGCGGAATGGGATATACCCGTGACGGCGCAATGGCGCGATGCGGTCTCGCCTTGAGTCCGGAGGATATCGGCGGAAACCCTATGAGACGTTCCAACGTCACCTCGAATGCCTTCCGTACCGTGGGCTATGATCCGGCCACCCGGACGCTCGAGATCGAATTCCACAATGGACGACGCTACGCCTATGCCGGTGTCTCCACCCACACCCACATGCGCATGGTGAATGCGGATTCGGTCGGCGATTTCTTCCACAAAACGATCAAGAATAAATTCAAGTACCAGGAGCTTCCGCCCTTGAAAGACACCCAGGCCAAGGACGAAGAGCCGACCGCATGAGCTTCGGCCAACTCCCCCTGAACGCCCCGTTCCAGGGCATTGTCGATTATGTCCCGGCGCCCTACACTCCCCGCGCGAGTTTTGACGAACTCCTGAACATGTGGGTCTATCGGGGACGACTGATCACCCGACCGCGGCTGAACGACTTCACCGTCAATCCCGACGGTTCCATCATCTGGAACATCGTCCCGTTCCTCGATATTGAAGGCAACCTGCACAACCTCATCCTCGCCTCCAACAACATCTACATGCTGACGCCGGGACCGGTCTGGAACGGCCCGCTCGAGGTCCAACCGTGGGTGTCCACCCTCACCTATCAACCGGGCGACATCGTGCGCACCGACTTCACCCACTGGTGGGTCGCCACCGCCACCTCGACCAATCAGGCACCGCCGAACGCCGCCTTCTGGCAGCCGATCCCGACCGGCAGCGGAGCCACGGGCGTGCCGTATGGCGTCAATATCTCCCAGGGCCGGGTCTATTTTGCCAACGGCTCGCTGCCGGGGCTTTATTCCGATGGCGAGGCCACGCTGAAGTCGATGTTCACGCCGGGATCGTTTCGGTTCATCGCGGTCCTGGGCAACCACATGGTCATTGCCAACACGACCGAACCGCCCCCGGCCACCAACGGCGCGACGGACTATCCCTACCGGGTGCGCTGGAGTGACAATGGCAATGCCACCAACTGGGTCGAGTCGGCGGCGACGTCGGCCGGCCATCAGGACCTGCTGGACGTCCCGGACCAGATCACGGGGCTCGCGACCCTGGGCCGCTCCGGATTCGTGTTCCGCACGAACGGCATCACCCAGATGACGCCCACGGGTGTGGGAGCGTCACCGTTTCAATTCGATGCCCTCTCGACGGCACCCCACGGGGTCGGCAATTTCTATCCCTATTCGCTGGCGGTCTATGGCACGATCGCGATGTTTGTGTCCGAGGATGATGTCTGGTCGTTCGATGGTTCCTCGTTCATCCCCGTTGGCGGGGTGGTGAAGCCCCGGCTCTTCCACGATATCGCCGACGCGAACGCCAGCCGGATTATCGGCATGCTCTTTGTCCGTTGTAATCCGCAATTCAAGTATCTCTCCTATTGGATCTCGATCCCGCTGACGGCGACGAGCCTGCCGGTGACGTGGGTGTACAGCTTCGATTCACAATCCTGGCAGCGGTTTCAGGGTGGAGACGCCTTGCGGCAGACGGCGATCGCGAATATCGTGATCTGACATGGCGATTCTCCAAGTCACCCCGACCAGTCTGAGCTTCGGAAATGTCACGACGGGCACGACCGTCGCGTTGACCTTGTCGTTATTCAACACGTCGACGACGACGAACCTGAATATCGGCACGGTGAATTCCAGCAATTCCGATTTTGTCCTGGCCGGCGGTGGTCCCGGAAGCATCCAGCCCCAGCAGACGGCCTTCTTCCAGATCAACTACACGGCGAGCGCCACGCTGGGACCGTCCTCGGGAACCATCACCATTTTCGGGGATATGGATAATGCGCCGGTCGTGATTCCGGTCACCGGCACTTCCGTCGGTCCCGGCACGCCGCAGATTTCCGTGAATCCCTCGAGCTGGACCTTTCCCTCGACGAAAGTGGGTGTCCCATCGGCTTCCCAGACGTTCGTCGTGACCAATACCGGCACCGCCAGTCTCGTTGTGCAGATCCCGGTCTTTCAGGCGCCGTTTTCCGGAAGTGGCCTGCCGGGAGGACCCACCACGCTCACCGCCGGTCAGACGCTGACGTTTGGCGCGGTGTTTACGCCCGCCGGACGCGGCTTTGTGTCGGCCGCGAACGGCATCTCGATCACGTCGAATGCCCCCACCTCGCCGACCCTGATCGCGCTGGCGGGGACGGGGCAGGCGATCAATCCCGCCTATGTCGTGGTCGGCGGTTTGGAAAACGGCTTCACGGCATTCGGGTCGATCCTGCGCCAGTTCCAGGCCACCAACTTCAATTGCGAAGCCAACGCCTTCGCGCAGAAACTGATCCAGCCTCAGCAGGGCATGGAGGCTACCCTGCAACGGGTGCTCGTGCAGTTCGAAGATATCGGCCCGGCCACCCTGGACGTGTCCGCTCAGGCCAACCGCTATTCGACCATCCTCGGCGCCACGACCGACCAGTTTGTGTTCCAGACCATCCAGATCGGATCCGCTTCCGCGACCCAGGCGGTCGTGAACGCGATGGCGGACCTGGTGGTGCAGGGCAATCTGATCCGGCTGGGCTTTGTGCCGCATGGTCCGCTGTTTCTGGTCTCCTATGATCCGGAGATCGTGCCGGCGGGGGAGGTGAAGAAGACGTGAACGTGCCGGGACTGCCGCAACTGTCCACGGACAAGACAGCCTGGACGCCCGTCCAGCGGCGAGACTTGCTCCTGTTGTGGCAGGAACTCGGACGGGTGATCGGTGTGAATGCGACCCATATCCAGGGACTGCCGGTCTATGCGAATAATGCGGCGGCGGTGGCTGCGGGCCTGAATCCCGGCAGTCTGTACCGCACGGGAGGCGATCCGGATTTGGTGGCGGTCGTGCATTAGGGGCTATAATCCGGGCGATGATCGCCGAGATCCAGCAGATCGATCCCGAAAAGATCGGGCGCGAGGACGCGATCGCGTTGTGGGATAAAGTGCGGAAGCAGCGTCAGTGCTTTGACGATCTCACGCGCGATCGAGGCGACGTCTTCGCCGCCCGCATCCTGAACGCCGCCACCGCGTGTTTCCAGACCGAGGACTGTCTGGTGCTGGTGGAATCCATCATCCCGAAGCTTTCGGCGGAAATTCATTTCTACATCTGGTCCCCGATGCGCCAGGCGGACATGCTGCGCTATGCGCGAGCGATTCTCCGCGAGATGTTCGAGACCCACCAGCTGCACCGGATCTCGGCCTATCCGCCCGCCTTCAACCAGACGGCGCAGCGGATGGCGGTGCGTCTGGGGTTCAAGTGGGAAGGCAATATCCGGCAGCAGTTTTTGTACGAAGGCCGCTATCACGATGTCCTGGTTTACGGATTATTGCGGCAGGAATTTGCCGCGCTGGGAGGCCGATAATGGGATCGCTGTTCGGCGGGCCGACGGTGACGAAGGTGCCGGCGCCCGCACCCTTGTTTCCTGGACTGCAGCAGTCCTACATCAATTCGCTGCAACAATCGGGCATCAACACCGCCGCGTTGAACACGTTGACGCAGGCCGCGACGACCGGCTTGCCGACGGATGTCGGTCCCGCGTTTGACGCCTTCAAGGCCGCGGCACAGCGGAATATTCAGGAAGGCGCGACGAACGTGGCCGAGAAGTTCGGCGGGGGCATGGCCCCCGGATCAGATCTCTTCAAAGCGGGTGTCGATTACGAATCGCAGGCGGCGAAAGATCTGAACGCGCAGCTGGCCCAATGGTCGATGGCCGCGTCGGAAGCGGCGGCGGGACGCCGGATGGGGGCCGCGACCACGGGCGCGCAACTGGTGGCCGACCCGGCGCTGGCCTTCCGTCAGACGGGTGTCGTGACGCAGCAGCCCGGACTGCTCGGCGGGTTGGGTTCCTTGTTCTCGTCGCTATTTCCGAAATTCGATCTTGGGACGCTTTTCCCGCCAGGGAGCGTCTTCAATCCCAATGCGACCCGGACGCCTCCTTTCGGCGGAGGCACGGTGCCTGCGCCGACGATCAGTGCGCCGCCGTTGGGTCCTGGTGCTTATGATCCCACGCAGCCCCCGTACCAGATTCCGCCGTCGCCGGACGTCAATGTCAATCTGGATTACGGGTCGCGATATCCCGGTCCACCGGGATATGTTGATCCTTACATGTACCCACCGCCGGATCTGCCCCCGGATTATGGCGGTGGGGATGGCGGCGACTTTACCGAATTTCCGGACTTCGCTTGATCTGGAGGAGTTATGCCGGTTTCCGAAATCTCGGGCGTCACGATTGGGCCGTCGGCGACATCGAACCCGCTCATGGATTTCGCCGAGCACCTCCAGCGGGCGCGGGAGAACGAGCGCCAGCAGGCTCAACAGCAATTCAACATGATGGTGAAGATGACCACCGACTCGGGAGGTCGTATTACTTGGGATCCAAAAGAAGTGGATAAGGTGGCCAAGCGGGCTGGTTTTGGCGGGGCGATGCTGAGCCAGGGACCGGCGGGACAACCCAGTCAGGTTCAAAGCGCGTTCGCCGGTTTGGCCGAAGCCGCGCGCACCAGAGAAAAGCAGCAAACAGACCTAAGTGCGGCGCAATTGGACGAGGCCAAGGCCGGGACGGAAAGCACAAGGGTGGCTACGGCGCTCAGGCAGCAGCAACTCGATTTAGCCAGGGAGCACCAGAAACAGGAAGCCGACGTCAATCTGTCGTTGAAACGGCTTCGGGAGGACGACTACACGGGAACCCCAGACGCACGTAAAAGTCAGCGCATGGGTGACGCTCTCAATGTGGGGATATTCCATAAGTTGGATGCGGCCACAATGGAGCGGCTCGGACTAACCAGCGCCGAAGCCCTCCAAGCGAAAAAAGATGCGGATGAGGCTCACCGGCTCACCCTCCAAAGCACTCGAACGAAGTACGCGCTGGATTTATCGAACATGGTGATCGTGGATCCCCAGACCAAGAAACCGCGCAATCCGAATCAGGCCGAGATCGATGCGGCCATGGCGGGTCAGCGGGTGCCGGGATTGACGACACTTCCGGAATTCAATGAGATGACGCTCAAAGCGGCGCAGGCCGCGGCCGACACGCTGCGGGCGCAGGCGGAATGGAAGAGGGCGGAAGCGACCGGGAAGCTGACCGACATTGAAGTGCAGGAACACGACGCCAAGAAGGAACTGCTCTTGGCCCAGGCGAAGGCGCTGAAGGACAAGGGGATGACTTATGAATACAAAGACCTCTTGGACATGATGGAAACCTTGAGGAACGAGAAATTGGCGGGCCGTAAGCCGGATGAAGACTTGATGCGCCGGATCGAGGTCGAGATGGCGAAGGCCTTCGGCGGCACGCCGAAAGACAACAAAGATTGGCTGGGCCGGCTCGAGGAGCGCGGTTTTAACTTTCCCAGCGTGGGTCCCCGTTCGGAACTGGTGACCAACCTTCAGCCGAGACAGCCGACCCCGGAAGAAATGGGCGGGGCCGTTCTGCCCGCAGTGGGTCGAATGGGCAAGGGTGCCGGTGAGTTTCTGGAAAGTGGGCAAGAAACCGCAGAACGGTTCGTTTATGGATTACTGCACCCCGGACAACCTCCACTGACGCCGGAACAACTCAAGGCGATGCGGCAAGGGCCGAAATATCCGCCTCCGTTTGGGCCGTAGATGATGGCCGCACGGGAAGAGTCACTTACCGAAGGTCTCCCTCCATCGGATCTCTCACGCACTCCCAAAGATGAGATCGCTGAAGAATGGAATCGGATCGATGCCCAGTTTCCGCGCGGAACTTCCGACATGGACCGGAATAACGCGCGGATGCAATTTTTCAACAGCCGCGTGCGACCGAAGATCCGCGATCCCCGAAACACCCAAGCCACGTTTGACGACTTCATGCGGCGGACCGAACGGCCCTGGACCGATCGGGCGGGAGACATCGGCGAACAGATCGGCGGCAAGATCGGCGAGTTCATCATCCAAGGTGCCGAAATCGCGGCCCTGACGGCAGTGGCCGGGCCATTGACGGGGGGATTGGCGAAGACGTTGATGGGTGCCGGACCTGCGGCAAATATCGTCGGTAAAATTGCAAGCGGCGGTTTGGCGTTCGGGGCCTACGACGCTTTGAAAGCGAAGGAAGGGGACCGCGTGGCGGCAGGGCTCAAGGGCGCGGCGTTCGGTGCGGTTACCGAGTTGGGTATCGGGGCCGTCTTCGGATGGTCGGAAAAGGAAGCGACCAAGGCCCTCGATGATGCGGAGAAGAGCAAGACCGCAGCGGAAACGCCGATCAACGTACCGGGACGTCCGGATCTCCCGACCATGGGCCACGTCGCTGCCGAAGTGAAGGCGGCCGAAGTGAAAGCGGCCAAAGCCCACGGGATCACAACCGGTCCAGCGATCGCCACGCCAGGGACGGGCGGTCTGCGGGTGGTGGTGAAAGATGCGGAAGGCAAGCCGACCGTCCATACCGTCACTCGTGCGAATCGCGAGGACATTCTCGCGAAAGTGGATGCCGCGCTCCAAAACGGCGGCGAGATCGGCAACGTCTTTTACCATCCGAATTCTCAAGCACGGATGGTCGAATTCATGCGGCATTACGCGGATAAGGCCGAAGCCGAAGAGCAAACCTTCCGCATGAAGGTGCCGGAGGGCCGCAGCGGGGAGGTGGCGAAGGAACTGAACCGGCTGGGTCTCGGCGGCAGGGTCGTCGATGACACGACCATCGCGGTTGGGCCGGAAGCACCGTGGCTCAAGTCCCAGCGGGCACGCGAACTGGCCAAAGCGGCGACGCGGGGGCCGACGGTTCCCGAGCAACAACTGCCGGATGACATCTCGAAGACCATGATGGAGGCCGGACGTGTCCGCAACGAGATCAACTTGACGGAGTCTCCCGACCCGGTTCATCGCCGGCTTCATAGCTTGCTGGGCGATGCCGCCACGGACTATGGAATCACCCGCGAACAGGCCGGCCAGTTGGCCTTGCGGTACTTCGAGCGCAATATCGGAAAAGTGGAACCGGAATCGGCAACCAAGATTTTGAACGACTACAAAGGACGCGGGGAACGCTTTGGCGCGGTCATCGGAGAACGCCCGCCGGAAGGCTACGACATCGAAAGCCGGCTGCCGGGATTCCGTCAAGCCCTTCCCGGAGCGGAAGCGCACGAAATCGATGTGGACGAATTGACGGGGCAACTGCGCACCCGTCCCGTCGGCACAACGAAATGGCTGGATCTGCCTTCGGAAGAACTCGGATTTGGCGGGGCACAGATCCGGACTCCGGAAGGACCCGTACGGATTCTCGCGGCGGATGCGACGGAGAAGCAGATCGTCCATGAGAACTTGCACGATGGCTTTTCTCATGCGGATCTGGATAAGCAAGTGCCACGATTGATGAAAGGCCATGAAGAAACAGCAAACGGGATCATCGAAGGCCTTCGGGGCGCATCCCCCGCCTATCGCGGGTTCTCCCGTAGCGCGATGGCGAATGAGGCCCTGGCGGCGGCGGGGACCGCCATCCGCCTCGGGGATCGCGCGGCTCTCGAAGAACTCGCGGGATGGGATACCTCGGAAGATCACGTCAAAGCCTTCGTCAATACCGTTGCGGGCCGGACGTATACGGAAACGCTCGGCATGGAGCAGACCGCGCCCATCCGGGCCTTCCAACGCCGCCTGACCGATCTGGTGCGACGCACCTCCGCGGACGTCGCTCAAGCTTTAGCCGACGGCCAAATGATGGGTTATACCACCTGGTACGACCCGGAGATCGCGGGATGGGTCATGCGGGATGGGGAAGGCCGAGACATCATCCACAACAATATCGAGGATGTCTGGAATCATCTCCATCGGGCGGACGTCTCGGACCTCTCTCCCGATATGGCCCATGACGCGTACTTCTCCGGAAACCCTGGATCCCTGGCACCTTCGGGAATGGAGCCTATTCAAGGCAGTGCGACGCCAGAACCGTTGGATATTCCCATGGGCTTAGGCACCTTTGCCACGCTGACCGCGCCGGCAATGGATTACGCCGCCCGCCTGGAAGAAGACTTGGTGAAACAAGGAAGCGCGATCCGGCCCTACTTGCCATGGCGGCAGCTGGAAATGACGGCACGCGATGCCAAGCTGGCCATGGATCGCCAGCAAGTCGAACGCAATCGCATTATCCAAGGACTCTCTGCGGGTCAGCGGCAAGCCATCGGCGAACTCTTGTCCCGCCCCGAGACGGACTGGAGTGCGATGTCGACGGCGTACAAGATTTCGGATAGCGATCTCGCCAATGCGCGCTTGCTATCGGAGTTGGATGAGACCCACCTCCAGGGCGGACTCAAACGAACGTTGAAGACCATACGGCAAGTGCGCGAACGGAGTGGCAACCTCTCCGGCATCGGTGGCGATCCATGGGTGCGCGATGCTATCGAGAAGAGTCATCTTGGCCATTCCAACCTGGATGTGGGCTATATCAGTCAAGCCGTGATGCGGAATGGCTACAATGAAGCCATCGCGGAGGATCTCCAGGCATTTCGGGACATCCAGAAGCAGTTTCCCCGAAAATCGCCGACCTGGCAAAACATGCAGAATTATCAGAATCATATTCTGGATATTCCCGATGCTTCGCAGCACTACCTCGACGAAACCATGAAGCGATGGGAAGTCGCGGCCAACGCTCGCCGCCTGGAGATCAACAAGAAACTCGGCATACAAATTCCCGAGATCAATCTGAAAGGGGCCTGGGGGGCCGTCCGCAACTTGATGTTTGTCGGAGGCCTCGGCGAGCGCTTGGCTCCGGCCGTCCGCGATACGTTCTGGGGAACCATGGGCATGATCAATATTGGACCCACGGCCTGGGCGAAGGGGTTTGCCCGGACCATGACGAAGGAAGGCCGTGCGGAAGCCGATGCCGCTGGTGCCCTCTTCCATCGCGGAACCGCCGGACAATTCTGGGGAGATGCGGCACTCGGCGAGGTGCCGACAGGACGGGCCTACGAGTTTATCAACCGATGGACGGATCGCATGCTCGCCCCCAACCGGATCGGCCATAACATCGGTCGCGCCGCCACCTATCTGGGAGAGAAAGATCAGGCCTTGGAGCAGATTGCCCAACTGCGTGCCGGAAAGATCACCAGCGCCGAACTCATGGATAACACCGGGGCGTGGTTTGCTCGCTCGCCGGAACGGGCGCGCCTGACCGGTATCGCCAACGATTCGACGATTCCTCTGGAAGAGGCCGCCCGCCAGTTCGGCCTGTCGGCGACCGAACAGGTCCAATTCGGCGGTACCCCGGGCCAAATTCTTCGCACGGGGATGGGGCGCATGCTGGGACAATATGCGACGTGGCCGATGAACCATATCGAGTTCACCCGGAAGCTGGTGCGCGGCGCGTTGGACAATAAAAAAAAGGGCGTGCCCGCTTTGGCGTTGTGGGCGGCGCTGAATTACGGCGCCTTTGAAGGGATGAAATCCCTGGGCATCGATGTCTCGAAGTGGCTCTTCGTTTCCCCGGCCGGCTGGACGGGATCGCCGAGCCTGGAATTGGTCCAAAATGCGCTGAAAGCGCCGGAGGAATCGCCGGCCGGTTTGAAGGCCCGTCACGATATCCTGACGTTTCCGCTGAGTATGTTCCCGGGTGGGGTGGAAATGGCGGATGTCTACCGCGCTTGGAACAAAGGGGATCTCTCGGTTGCGGCACTGGCGGGCTTCCGGCCGTACAAGGAAGCGACGACGGATGAGGATCTGGAGTCGGAGTTCATCCGGGAAATTGGACTCAATCCCAAGACGTTTGAATAGGAGACGTGGATGTACAACGTGAACGTGAAGACGATTCCGCATGAACTTCAGCGCTACGAGACCTGCGGCGACTACTGGACCGAAGGCGGCTGCATCCAGTTCCGCGTCACCTCCCTGGGGAATGCGGACTACGAGTTTCTCATCGCCATGCACGAGCTCATCGAAAAACAATTCGCGCGCAAACTGGGCATATCCGAGCAAACCATCGATGCCTGGGACCTGGCGCACGAGGAGGAAGAAGAACCCGGGGCGATGCTGGAATGCCCGTACCGCGAAGCGCACATGATGGCCGAAGCCATCGAGCGCGTCCTCGCCACCAAGTTGGGCGTCGATTGGGAGCATTACACGAAAACGATCCGGAGTGTCATGGAAAACACCCGGATCCCGCTCGATCCGACAGTCCGCGACAGGCCGGATGCCGAGGTGTGGCACAAGGGACAAAAGGGCAAGGTGCCGCACCGGTATCTGGGCAGCCGGCGGAAAGCGGCGAAAGGCAAGATCAAAGAGCGATCCCTATTACAGGGTAAATAAGAAAGGAGACCCACCATGGGTTTAAAACCGCCCCTCTGGACCGATTCCCCCGGATCGACGATCCGCAATGCGGCCAACGTGCCGCACAAAGAACGCCATCACAATCCGTCGAAGAATGCCGCCACCATCGCGCATGGACCGGGCGAGGTGCCGACCGAGAGCTATGTTGCGAATGAGTCGATGCCGATGCGCTCGCCGCAGTTGAAGCCGCTCCCCGGCAAGACCGATCTCGGCAAGGGCAGCCCGCGCCCAGATCTGAAAGGCCAGGGCACGTACGGTCCGACGGGGAAGAACCCGGCCGAGGTGCCCTTGAAGTCGCTGGTGTACTCCCGGCCCGCCCAGGCGAAGGACAATCCGGGAGTCTGATGAAGTTCTTCCTGATCAGCCAGGACGGTGACGGTTTAGGAATTGCCCGCCGTCTCGTCGATGAAGGCCACGACGTCACCGTCCGGATCCGCAATCCGAAAGCGCGCAGCGATTACGATGGCCTGCTGAAAAAAGCCGATAAGCTCTCGGTCGAGAAGGGCACGCTCTATCTGTTCGATTCGACCGGCGGCGGCAAAACCGCCGAACGCCTCCAGGGCCAGGGCCATCCGGTGCTGGGCGCCTCGATGTTCGCGCAGCAACTCGAAATGGACCGCCACCTGGCCCTCGAGCTCATGGCCGATGCCGGTATCCAGGTGCCCCCGTCGAAGCATTTCACCGACTACCACTCCGGTCGCCAGTACGTCGAGACCACCGGCGAGCGCATGTGCTTCAAGTCCGACGATAACGGCGGCACTTCCTACGTCGCCAGTGGCCCCGACGATATGCTGGAGTTTCTGAACCACCAGGAAAAAGAAGGCGAGAAACCGGACTTCGAGCTCCAGCATTTCGTCCAGGGCCTCGAGATCTCGACCGAGATCTGGTTTGACGGCGTGGACATGACACCGCCCATCAACCACACGTTCGAAAAAAAACAATTGATGAACGACGACATCGGGCCGTCCTCCGGCTGCACGGGCAACGTCGTCTGGGCCTGCACCCAGACCTATTGCCGAATCTGTGAGGAAGGCATCAAGCGGTTTATCCCGATGCTCCACCAGCAGGGCTATCGCGGTCCGATCGATCTCAACACGATCGTGAACGACAATGGGGTGTTTGGGCTGGAGTGGACGCCGCGCTTCGGCTTCGACAGTTTTCCGGCGTTGATGGAGATGATGACGGAAGGGGTCGGGGATACCCTCGAAAAGTATTGCCGCGGCGAACGCATGACGAAGTTTCCGATGCGCGAGACCGGCTTCGGTGCCGCTCTGCGCGTGACGATCCCGCCGTATCCTTTCGAGAGAGAGGGCGAAGCGCTAGCCCCGCAGGGCATCGCGATCCGCGAACTGGTGCGCGCAGACCGGCCGCACGCGTATTTCTATAACGTGCTACTCGATCCGGAAGGCCAGCTCCGGTCGAGCGGGGCGTCTGGCGCGATTGCGGCGTTCACGGGATTCGGGGATTCGATCATCGATGCGATGGGGAAGTGCGAAGAGATCGCCCGGCGCGTGGACCTCAAGGACAAACAGTTCCGCACGGATCTGGGACACTCGTTTTCCGAGTCCTACAGCCAGTTCCAGCGGCGGATCGCTCAGCCGGCGTCCCCTTCGGAGAAGAACTCGCTATCGGTGACCGCGTCCTCGTCGAACACCGTTTTGGTAGTCAATGCCTGAAGCGGTTTTCGTGATGCAATCGCATCAATCGTGACTTTCAAATCCTTGGCCCACTGGATCATCTCGGGCGTGATGGACGCCGGTAAGATGTCGTCCAGTCCGTCTTCCGGCCGGCGGAATCCGATCACGTGCTGGTACTCGATATGCCGGTAAGACGAGCCCCCTTCGGTGAACTGCGAGCCCGCATAGCGGGAAAACATCACAATGTAGCCCGGTTTCAGCCGTTCGTGCAGCAGGGGGTCTTCCCCGAGCTTCAACACAATCCCGGTCGTGGGTGCTGGCATGTGTTCTTCAGCCACCACCGCATGGATGCCCGCGGCTTCGGCCCGGGCCGTCACTTCGTCAATCGGTGTGATTTCACGGATGAAGATGTTTCCGGCGCAGGGTTCCCATTTGAGCACTGTTAGATCCTCCGGGATGAATATTGGCGGACTGAGCTGCGGTTCTCGAAGTCCCGACGGCATGTCGTCTTCATAGATCGCGCCCGGTCGACGGCAGCCGAACTGTTGTTTCCAGAGTTCCCATGCCCGATACGCCTCGTCCGGGTCATCCCAGCAGACCCGAACGACTTTGCGGACGCGGCGGGTGCCGCTGGTCATAATGACGATGAACCACGCCATGAGGCCCATGTTCCCGTCGGGCGTTTCCATCGGTTCGTAGCGGCAGCAAAGCAGCGAGGTCCACCGGCCGGAGGCGGACGGAAATCGATCCACCGCAATGCGGTCGATCTCATCTCCCCGGAGCGCGATCACACGGGCTCCGACGCCTCATCCGCCTGGGCCGCCGCCAACTGCTGTTCGAGCGCGACAATCTCGGCTTGAAGGTTCGTCACCTGCGACTGGAGGCCGGCGATCTGGCCGAGATCGTTGACGTGTGTCTGCTGAAGTTCGGTGATCCGGAGCGCGTCCGTGGCGACTTCCAGCTGGAGTGTGGAGAGTTGGCTATTCAGTCTCGCGAGTTGCACTTCAAGCTGGGCCATCTGGGCGGTGTCGGAGGCAATGGTCTGGTTGGCCGCGTCCAGTTGCTGTTCGCGTTGCATCACCTCGGCCTCGGATAGGGTGATCTGCTGGTGCAGTTGGCCGATCGTCGTCTCCAGATCCGTGATCTGCTGCTGGAGCGGCAGGATCTGCTGTTGGATGGCGGCGATCTGGGCCTGGAGTGCCAGGATTTCCGCGTCCTGCGTGGCGAGTTGCTGGACGAGTTTTAAATTCTCGGCCAATAACCGTTCGATATAGTCCACCATGGACTGGGGAACGATCTGTTCGGGCGCATTCACCTGTCCGGCGGGATAGGTCGGCACCAAATCGAAGGTGACTGGGCCAATCTGCAGCGTGCCTCCCACGGGATTCGGGTTCGTGCTCATGTGGAACTCCTCATCTTTCGGATTTCTTCAGCCTGCTCCTTGTCCGCTTCGCGTTGCTTTTCTCGAAAGGACTCGCGAAGACAGTCCATCACTTCCGCGATATGCATCTTGCAGCCACGCAGTTCGATGATCGCGTTGCCCCACCTAAAGTAATAGGAACTGGTCTCGGTCAAACCATCCTGCGCATCCTTACAGGGCCGACAACTCATGAGGACCTCCGGGATCGGCTCAATTGCGGCGGCGTCCGCTGCGGCCCATGCCCGTTTTTCGGGTGCTGCCCGGAGACGGCGGATAGGTTTCCCGCGCGGCCCCGCGCGCCTGGGCCTTTTTCTTTTTGGTCATTTTCTTGGCGGGCATGATGCTCCTTTACTTTTTTTTGCGAGCTTGGCTGAGGGCGATGGCCACGGCCTGCTTTCGGGACTTTACTTTTGGCCCTTTCTTCGACCCACTCCGCAGCGTACCGCGTTTGAACTCGCCCATTGTCTTCTCGATCTTCGCCTGTTTGGCCGCTCGTCCCATGATTTTGCCTCTCGCGGATTATAATCCCAACCGCAGCCCTCAAGGTATTCGTCACATGGACCTCGAAATTGGTGAACGCCGTGTCATAGAGCGACTGCCGACGGATCTCGGCGTGGCTCGCTTTGGACGTGATCACGCAGTTCATCATGGGCCAGGTTTCGTCGTCGACTTCCACTACGATGGTGCGTTTCATCGTTTCAACAGAATCTCCCCGACCACTTGGCCGTGGTCGTTATTGTCGAGAATCGTCAACCGCAGGTTCTCCGTCGGCGCCAGTTCTGGCAACGCGAACTCGGCATACTGACGATCGCCCTGGCCTTCGACGCGGCGTCGGCGGCGGACCTGCTGATTGAAAATATCTTCCCAGCGGAATTCGTAGACCATCTATCGCGCGACCGCATACGCCCCGATATCCCAGACACTCGGGTTACGCGGATTGCCCCCAATATCGACATTGAAACTGGGGATCGGGGTACCCTGCCCGATGGCCGGACTCATCGGAGCCAGATGGTCATCGCTGCCTCGGGCCACGACAATCCCGTCCGCGGTGGGGACCACGTCCGAGTTTGGACCTTCAGGAGAATTGGGAAGCGTTCCCACAAACAGGTTGAAGTCGGAGTCGATCTGAGGAGCGGCCAGCCCCGGTGGCGAATCCAGAAACAGATTATTTCGCAGCACCACCACGTCATCCACGTACGTAAACGACATTCCCACACACGCATTATCCAAGCCCCCGTCAATGGTGTTGTTGTAGACCTGGATGCGGGCATTGGTCGGGGTGAGCGGGGTGCCGTCGGGAGAATCCTGACGGACCGCCGACACAATCGCGCCATAGGATCCGGGTTGGCAGTTGCGCAGGACATTGTTGCGGATCGTGAGACCCTTGGTTCCCCCAATATTGATCGAACTATAAAAGGGCGGGTAGGCGTCCTCGATGATGTTGCCTTCGATCAGATAGTTGGAGTCGTGCGTGGAGTTTGGCATCTGGCCCGCCATCGTGATGCCGCTCCCGCGCAGGCCGCGAATGAAGTTGCCGCGAATGGTGACGTTGTAGATCCCGGCTTTCAGATCGATGCCGTCCCCTTCCTCGCCATAAAATCCGGCCTCATCAATCGTGTTCCCTTCAATGAGGAAATCATAGTGGTTGTCCCCGGAATCCGGACCTTCGACACAGCCGCCATCATCGGGCCAGTTGTAGTTCGACGCAATGTACATCGACTCGCCAATATTATTGATGAGCCGGTTATGCCGAATCGTCACATCGTGCGAGATTCCGAGGGGGATACACGTCCCGTCCAACAGCGCGGGATGGAACTGAAACGTACTGCCCAAGATACTCACATCGTGAATCGTTAGATACTCCATCACCGAGTGCGAGCCGCCCCACACAATCCGGCCTCCCGGCCCCGTGACCTCAAATCCCCGGATCGTCACATAGTCGTGGAGCGACGTGTCATCCCAGCCGATGGATAAACAACAGCCGCCCGTCATGACCAGCCGCATGCGCGACGCCCCGGTGTTGAGAACCCACGATCCAAAGAGGGGATTCGTGTTGTAGTACGCCATCCCGTCCAAGGTGAGACGGTGCGTGGAGGTATCGGTCCGTTTTACCCGGATCACGGCATCCTGAGGTCCAAGCCCTCCCACGATCGTGGAGGGGATATCCTGGTCGGCGAGACGGGCGGAGAAATGAACAATCACATCTCGCTCGGCAAGTGCGGCGTTGATCGCGCTCCACTGCGACGCATTATTGGGGTTGTTGTCGCGGAAGTCCCGCCACGGCAAGAGGGCCGAGCCATCCCCGACATGTTCCGCGTTCGGATCCACCCAGAACTCCGTCTGCGATTCCACGGGTAGATAATCTAGGGTGGTCGATGCACTCACCCCATTCACGGTCAGAGTGAGCATGTAGTGTCCAAGGCAGACCACGTGGACGGAAGTGGTCAAGGCCCAGGGGGCCGAGAAGACGACCGGACAGCCCGCGATGGGAGGTGTGCTCCAGGCGATGACATCATGCAGTGGATCACTGGAGTGACCGAACAAGGTCGCCTCACTGGCGGGAGCGGCAATATGGAGCGCTGGACCCGGATCGGGTTGGGCCAAGATCACACCCGGTAAAGCCAACAGGACGAGGAATACCCATAGAAAGTGTTTCATAGATCTTCCACGATAACGGAACGCTTCCGATTTCACCACCACGGGATATCTTCCGGTTTTGCCAGCAGGACCAAAATAAAGAACAGCAACGCCCAGATCACCCACGCGACGACCGGATAGCGGCGGATGAACCCGGACAGGCTCACAGGACGTTGATGACGACCAGGACCTCGGGGTGGGTCCCGCAAAATTTCGTGACCTCCTGGTGGATCACCCACGCATCGTCGAACGCCGGCCGCAACCCATCGAGCACGACCTTCAACAGATTGTCACCGTCGATGCGCAAGAGATCCGTCGTCTTCGGTCCCATGATGGCCACGACGCGGACATCGAGACTCTTGTCCTTGAGGCAATTCGGGCGCAGGCCCGCCTGCCTGGCCAGGACCCAGATCTCCTCTTCGTACTTCTTCGTTTCCTGGGGCGTGTAGACGTTGCCGTACTTGCCGAGACGCGGCCGCTGTTTGGCGCGGGGCAGGCCGGGAATGATGAATTGGTAGCTCATGTCCGCCGTCGGTCGTCTTCGGCCATCTCAGCCTTGGGGATAGACGCGGATCGCGCAGTGTTCGTGCATCTCGCCGCGGCTGGTGTCGACGAGATCGGCATCGTCCTCGATCGGGTAGCCGCACGAGGCGCAGATCGGCACCAACTCGACTTCGAGATTCCAGTCGTCGACAAGAAATTTCTCACTCATTGCCGCACCCCCACGCTGGATTCTTTCTTCAACCGCACGCCGGGATAGCTCATAGCGGTGCGCATCGCGACCGCCTGACGATTGAGGAAGACCTGATCGGCCTTCAGGCACTGGATCGGCGCCTTGCCTTGCGCCACCGCCTTCACCAAGTCCATCAGATTTGTCACCTCCGCCGAGTAGCGCTGCGACATGGAAACGCCCTGGACCTGCGGCGTGAAGCGTCCCAACACAATCACTGGCGCTTCGACCTTCTCGTCGAGCAATCGATTGGCTTCGTCCGTCTCGCCCAGGTCGTCCAGGATCACGGCGTTTTCCAGTTGCCGGCGCTCTTCCTCCGCCTGCGCCTGCTGCTGGAGCCGCAACTCCTCTTGCTTGCGGAGTCGTTCCTGCTCGGTCAGCCAGAGGGCGATCACGGCCTTCACCCGCCGTTCCCCTTCCTCAAGTGGCGCTTCCACCTTGTCCTGCTGGCGGATGGCCTCCTTCCAGGCCTGATGGGCTTTCGTGCGGATCGGCTCGAAGCTCGAGGCAATCTCGGCACGCAGCGCCTTGATCGTCTTGACCAACTCACACGCCCCGAGATAATCCGCGTTGGTGGAGATTTTCAGATTCCTCGCCCGCTCCGGGATCGTGAGGGCCTGGCTTTCCAGATGTTCAATCGTGCTCATCGCAGTCCTTCCTTGACTCGCGCGACGGTCAGCGCCGCGAGAAAAATGGCGTTGTCGTTTCGGTTTTTATATTCGTGAATTTTGTACGTGCCGTCTTTCATCAACTGCAGCCCCAGCCGCAGCCGCTTGGGATTCGGCGGGAGCGCTCCCGCGTAGCCGCTCAATTGAAACGCGATCGTGGGATCCATCTGCACCGTGGTCTTGACGTCGATCAGCGCTTCGACTTTGCCGTCCAGCATCCCGAGCGAGTCCAGATCCCCGCGGTACTGATAGGTCTCGTTATAGACGCGGTGCTCGATGAGCGATGCCGTGTACTTGGTCTCGGCTTTGAAGCGTTGATAGGCGATAACGTACGGTTCCCAACTCTCGCCCGCCCACCACGCCTCGTCCAGGCCATGCTCGATATCGGCAATGGCCATGTGGACGTTCACACCCCGTTCCCGCTTGCGCTCGAGGATCTCGGGATCGACACCGTTCAGGAGATACCGCAGCCGGCGTTCGTCGAGTCCCAGTTCCACCCCGCGCCGCAGGAGATCCAGATCGATATCCATCCACGGGGAGAGTCCGGCGAGCTTGAGGATCTGCGTCACCGAGAGCCAGTCCTCGCGCGCATCGCGTTCGGGTGGGGTCTCCGATGGTTCTTCAATCATGGCTTGATCTTCGAATCGAGGTAGCCATCCCAATCCTTCTTCTCGACGATATCCACGAGCCGGTTGTAGTGCTGGCGCGGGATCTCGGTGGAAGAGGCGATGCCGTGGTCGGCGAGCAACGCCTTGAGGTGTTCGATCGTCCAGCCCGTACCCGCCTTGTCGCGGGAAGCACCGATGGCGCGGAACCGCTTGGCCTGCGCCTCGGAGATGATATTGGCGGGAGGTGCAGGCGCCGGCGTCGGGGCGGGGGCCGCCGGGGTGTCGGCGGGCTCACTCGTCGATGTCGCTGCGGTCTTGGCGGCGTCGGTTTTCGCTGCGGCTTTGGACTTCTCGCCCGCGCCATCGGTCATCTCTTCGGCCGGCGTCGCCTTGTAGCCGGCCAAAACCACCACCCATGAAAAAACATTCCTCAAGGTTTTGCAGCACGCGCGGGTCTGGGCCATCGACCGCAACTGGAAAAACGGCACCCGGACTTCTCCGGTCTTGAGGCGCACTTTCTTCGGCCGGTTCTTGCCGGGCTTGTCGGGATTCGGTTCCCAGATGAGCTCGTCCGGGCCGGGATCGGCGAGCGACGTACCGCCCGAGCGTTTGACGTAGTGCCATTCGTAGGACGCCCGGGTACTCCATTTATCTTCGTCGTTCAAGCACATCGAATCCGCCGCCGAGATTTCCCGGCCCTGGGCGTTCAAGGTGACAGCGTGCGCGACAAATCCCTGGGCGGAGCCGAAGTCCACGTACTCGGTGGCCAGGACTTTCGCCGTGCACCCGAAGAAGCTGGCCACGGTCTGCCAGTCTTCGAACTCGAGATACTG